TACATAATATTGTTAACGATACTAAAAGGAATAGGATTGTAGATAAAATAAGATTCATTAACTAGTAAATTAAAAAAATGAATTAATGAGAATGAAAATGGAATAATAAGATGGGTGCATGGGATTTAACGTATCATTGTAAAGCAACAATATTTGCAGATGTTGTGGAATATTATGATAAATTAGTTGAAGAACAGGAGAAATCTGGATATGACCGCGACGATCCATATTGTGCAAATATTACTTCATTTGGTGGTATAAAATTATTGGAAGGTTTTGCGAAAAATAGACAAGAAGCTTTAGAAGAGGTATTAGATAAGGGTGAAAAGTGGGGTCCAGCTGTTACTAAGTTTTACTATCCTGAAGGATTTGAAGAATATGCTAATAAATCTGACATTAAAAAGAGAGTAAACCAGATAACTAAACTTCACACAAAATTGAAGAATGAACATGATAAAATCGCTCAATATGTTAAAAGCACTTATGACAAGGTACAATCAAAAGAAAATACAAAATTTATGAGTTGTATTTCATGTAAGTCTAAAATATCTAAAGGATATATACGTAAATGTATTGGAACAACATCATATGGCGATGGATTTACAACATATTACAATAAATGTATTGTATGTAACAATGACTTTATAAAACCAAAAGAAGAAAAATATAATAAGCTTAAAGAAGAATATGGTAATGTTTCTCATGTATATGAGGCAGTATTTGGGGGTATGGTTGCTTCATAAAGTATTTTAAATATGATATAATCTTAATATTGATTCCACCAAGATTCCGGGTCTTTATCAGCCCTTCTTAAAGCTTCTGCATATGCTTTTTTCGCTTCGGCTTCCGCATATTTTTCGTTTTCAAATCTTTGTACCGCTTTTGCTATAGCCTCGTCGTTTTTTATCTTATCTTCTATTGCCATATTTGCTAAAACAGTTGCATCCTTTGCGAATTCAGAACTACTTGCTTCTTCTTCTTTCCTTTCTTCGTGTCCTTCTACTGTTAGTTGGTCTTCTTCTTCTTCTTTCCTTTCTTCTTCTTTCCTTTCTTCTTCTTCTTCTTTCCTTTCTTCTTCTTCTTCTTCTTTCCTTTCTTCTTCTTCTTCTTCTTTATCAAAAACAGCATTTACATCTTTCATCCATTTTAATAAATTTTGTTTTCTTATCAAATCGTCTGAATAATATGTTAATTTTGTTTCAACAACGTTTTCATTCTTTTTAGGTAAAAAATCATTGCGAACAAATAATCCGTGTACAACATATCCTCTTTTATTGAATTTATCTTGACTAAAAGTGTTATTATTTTTAATAATTTGAGTTAAAAGTACCGTATCCCATGTTTTACCACTATCAAACATTCGCCATAAATCCTTAGTAATTCGTGCATAACAAACATAATGACCTACATTAATAATTCTATTTTGATTTCGATAATCAGCCTCAAAATGGTCTTGTGACTTAATAAAGCCAATACAAGTATATCCAGTTTTACTTTTTTTAATAATTTGATTATTAAGTCCAAATTTCAAAAATTCACATAATTCTCCTGTGCTGCTGACCATCATCGTCTCCCCTAATAATTTTTTCCAATCTTGTCTTTTTTTTGGATTAGACTTTGTTGGTGGTGGACAAGACATTTCAGTTCGTTCAAATACTGATAAAAAAAGATTAAAAGCATCCGCTGCTGGACCAATTTGGCCCTTCTCAACTCTTCCAGCCTCTCCATCATTTAATAGGTTAAAATGATCATAAAAAGTTTCATAAAATTTATTATTCCATGTTTTTTCTTTCCAATTCACATCAAGATTCCAAATATCCCAAGCTAAACGATATTTGTTACGGTAAGTATATTTCCAATTTTGAGGAATTTTTTCGTCTTTCATGTTTTCAAGATGATATTGTAATACATAATCAATATCTTGGTCTATAGTGCCATCTTCTGCTTTTGCATTAGGATATATAAATTTCAAATTCTCAACTCGTGAGTAAAATATATCTACAACATATTTGTTACATAAAAATAAATATATTACTGAATTCATCCAACAATAATTAATACCGTTGTGGTTATTACCCCATACATTTTGTAATTTTTGTCCGTTTGTGTCATAAAGCTGAATTGATCCATTTATTTGTCTTGGCTCTGCGCCGCCTTCGTATGCATTACCTAACATATCTGCAATATTGTCATCAAAATCACATAAAGGAGATCCTGCTTTCAAAGTTTTTTTGAAACTTTTGTAAATACGTTTTCTTGTTTTCATTATTAATAAACTGAATTATAAATAATATTTTTATTTTTTCAACAACCATTGTCTTACATGTCCAGGTACTGGTACATCTTCTTTAACACATGGAAATATTGAAAAAATATCAGATCTAATATTACTAATATAGTCTAACACATATGGTTCACCAGTTAACATCATTTTAGATGGTTTATAAGAAATATCTATATCGACAACAAGTAAGTGTCCACCATCAGCCAAATTTTCTTTAGCATTTTTTAAAATTTTTAAACGACCATTTTGTGGTATTTCATGAAATGCAAACATAATTGTAATTAAATCAGCTGGTTTTGGAAGCCTTACATTTTCAATATCTCCAAGTATAAATTTAGCATTACATATTGATGATTTTCTGGCAACTTGTAACATTTCTTCGGAAGTATCAAATGCGCTAATTGTAGCATTTTTAAAAGACTTGAACATTGCGTCAGTAGACATACCCGTTCCACAAGCCCAATCTGAAATAGTTTCAATATTCATTTTTTTTAATGTGCTTCCAATAATTTCACGAATATCTTTTCCGTCATATGCAGCATTGTCTATAACTTTAGTAATTGGTCTTGCTAAATTAGCATGAAATTTTCCTCCTAATCCTACATTACCAAAATTATGAATTCTGGGATCATACGGATATTTATAAGGAGTATAACTTAAAGAATTGATACTATTAAAATTAATCAAGCAAAATAAAAGATTTAGTTTCATGATACAATGAATATTAAATTATTTTTATATTCGTACTTAAAATATATTTATATTTAGACAAACTGATTAATAACATGTTTCACCTGCAAAGAAATCATCTTCATCATTAGCAGTACCTGTTGCTGTTATTTCGTAATCTCCGGATGGAGGATTAATTGATAAATTGTACATATCCAAAACACTTTTTAAAGATAACTCTGTATTAAAATATCTAAAATTAGACATATGCCCTTTTATTGGTTCGCCTTTAAAATATTTTAAAGGTAAAATACTTTCAATATTTGTATCAAAAACATTTCCTTTTAATATTTTGGTAACATTCAATTTGCCATCTAAATATGCGTCAACCCTATTTTTTGATACAATTATAGCTACATGAAAATATTTAGCCAAAGGAAAATATTTCAAATTGACTCTTTCTATAACTCTTTTTTTTGTTTTAGCTTCTTGTGCATTTGTTGGGTTCATAATTATTTTACAATTTTCAGGATCTACATCTTGAACATCATTTCTTAAACGTTTTGTATTAACATCTATGTACATATCATTCTTATGGGGATCAATTGCTATACTTAGAATATCACCTTCGTTTAAGTTTCCAAAATTTCCATTACCATGTGTAAATATTTCTCTAGGATTTGCATCTTTATTATGAATCCATTTTTCAATATCTATATTCATTGTATAAGAAAATCCAGGTGAATCACCATATATTATTGTTCTTACTTCATTTTCGACATGTGGAGTAGACATAGAACGTCTTTTGTTACCCCATAATTGAACACTTGCTTTTCTTGCGACAGCAAATCTTTTTTTATGAATGTACCATATTATAAAGACTATTACTGAAAATACAACACATAAAAATCCAATTAATAGCAAATTTTTTTTTTCCATTACATATATTTATATTTAATATTTGTGCATAATTATAACATAATTTAAACACGATTAAGAAAAACTCTTATAATTATATTTAAGGATGAAAGAAGATATTGATATATTATTACAAAATTGGAGAAATATACCAATTGTGAGTAGTCAACTATTTATGCAAGATTTTCCGTATTTAACATCTCCATGGGATCATTGGAATAAGGTTGTTGATATTCTAAAAAATTCCCAAGATTCTTCAATAAATATTGATGAAAACGATGAAAATCCACAAAATCATGAAAATGATGAAAATAATGAAAATAATGAAAACAATGAAAATGATGAAAATAATGAAAATAATGAAAACAATGAAAACAATGAAAATGATGAAAATGATGAAAATGTAGATAATAATTCTGATTCTTCAGAAAAAAAACAAGAAGTGGAAAAACAAAATAATAAATACAATGATGTAGATTGGGTTCAAAGTGATGATGAATTATAAAAGAATGATTAATGGCTTCTGAGGAAGTATGTATTACTATAAAAAATGAAAATTCTATAGTAAAAACACAATTAAAAGAAGAAGATGTTATAAAAAAATTGAAAACTCAAGAATTAGGTCTTATATATATAAGAGACGCTTTATCATTTTATCATCAAAATTTGAGATGGTGGCACGATTTATACAATAAATTGATTATTGGAATTTCAATATTTACTACTGCTTTTGAAAGTATAAAAACAGAGTTTAAATGGGATGAAGAAAATATTGTATTTATAACTCGTGCCTCTATATTATTACCAATTTTTACAACAACAACAATTGCATTGATATCTGCATGGATGCAATATCAAAAACATGTTGATAAAATGGAAGATACTACTAAATCTATTGAAAAATGTCATTATGCAATCAATAAACAAAGAATAGCCGTTGAATCTTTTGAAATATGTGTAACAGATTCTTCTGATAATGAAATGGCCTATTTAGAATTAATTAAAATATTAGAGCCTGGAGCCAAAAGCTTTAGAGAAGCTTTGTCAATGTCTGAAATGCTTTGGCTTTCTAAAGTTAATCCCGTTGTAAAAAAGAAGTATTTAAATTTAAGTGATGATATTCATCGTATATTTGAAGAAGCTGAAAATGATAAAGACCAACATTTGGATCAAGAAATAATTAAACTAATAAAACATAGTTTCAAAGCAGATTCTCATGATAAAAAAAGTTGCCTTTCTGCGTTTTATTAATATATATGTTTTAAAAACACAAGGATAGCATGATCTGTAAATAAAATATCTTTAATAATATATTATGTCAAAAAACAGTGATTCTGAATATGAACTTGAAGAATCTCAAGAATCTCAAATAGATGATGTTATGGAAGATGTTGCTATGGAAGAAGAGCCTGTTGTATCTCCTCCAGTACCATCTTCAACTGAGAAACTTGAAGAACAAGCCAGAAAAGAAGAAAAAAAACGTGTTGCAGCTGAGAAAAGAGCTATAATGGAAGCAAATCAACTTAAGCTTGATAAATTACCTAAAAAATCAAAACCAGTTTCAAGAAGAAACTTAGATCCAGAAAAAGAGGCTGAGAAAACGGGAGCTAAGAATGTTAACGAGGATGAGGACGCGGAATTAGAAAGTGCCATGAAACTTGAAGCCGAATGTGTGGGTTTAGTAGGAGAAGCAAGAGCAAGATGTGCCGAAATTAGGGAAATGAGAGAAGAAACCCGCAATCAAGGACATAAGGCTGACTGGGCGACAGATTTGATGAATACAAACACATATGCTTTAGAAATTAAACAATACAAATCTTTAGAAGAGGCTTTAAATTCTAACATTGATGAGCAAGAAACAGCACGCTTACGATCTCAAGATGCTTTTATGTCAACTATAGCCAAAACTGACGATGGAAAAATAACGGTTTATAGAATTAGTGAAGAAAATTTTGGGAGATTCGCGCCAGAGGCGAGAAAAGTTCTTGCGAGTTATGTAGAACGTGCTGCTGTATATGAAAGATCTGTACCAAAAGTTAATGTAGAAGCAGTATATACAAAACTCAGCGGACCAAGAGATTTGAGAAAGAGTCGTATTCCAGCTCGTTATTTTCCAATTATAATAAAGTTGGATGAAAATGCAGTGACTGCTACAATTCAAAAAGGTGTGGAAACTACAATGTCAGGAAATCTTGAAGGAAAAAGAGGTAGGGAGGAAACAACTGCTGATGATCTTGGAGATTTATTGTCAGGTTATAAGGTAGATAGTCAACAAGACGAAGATGAGAGAAAATCAAGTAAAAAAGGTAGAACTATTACTCCAAGAGAAGAACTCGAAGAATTTAAAGCTCCAACAGAAAGCTTTAACTTTGCACCTGCATCAGTACCACCATCTGCAGAAGCAAAAGAAGAAGAATCAAAACCATTTTCTTTTATTGCTTCGAGTTTCTCTCTTGGGAAAAAAGATGGGGGTAGTAAAAATAAAAAATCTAAAAAAACCAAAAAAACCAAAAAATTGAAAAGATTGGTTAGAAAGCCAAGAAAATAAATCAATTAGTTAGAATATTTCCATGAAAGAGTTTTTTTTCTATTTGATTTCTTTAAATTTGTTGTTTTATTAGCTCCACCTAATAATTGATTTGATGGTATTTCTTGACTTTTATTTGGTTTTTTACTGAATAATCCAAAACCATTAAAAATACTATTTCTTGGTTGATTCTCAATAGATTCTTCTAAGTGTTTTTTTTCATACATTTCTTTTATTATTTTTTCGTTTTTTATGTCTTGTAATTCACTTGACAAGCCATGTATCTCAGAAAGCATTTGTGGAAGAGTTTCTTCAATTTGGGTCATTCTTGATTCAATTATTGGAAGAGCTTCTCCAATTTGGGTCATTCTTTCGTGCATACTTCTAATTAAAGATACTAAAGAGTCCTCAAATGATTCTTCATTATTATCAATAGGTATTTCTTCATCTCCAGTCTCCTCATTTTCTCTCTCAATTGAATTTGTAGGTTCATATATATCAGAAGATGCAGAGTCTCCCCCTTGTTTCATCATAAGTTGTTGCATTAATATAGGATCCATTTATATATATATAT